ATCACGCTGACGGGGACGCACCTGTGAGATGACCGTCAGCGACATGATCCCGTTCGTAGTGTTGCTGATTGTGGTCATCGTGGCGACTAGGACACGTTAGGAAAATGAGGATGGAACGAGCAACGCGCACCCGTGTCAACGTGGTGATGGCTTGGGTGTATATCGCTCTTGGAATTGTGATAATCAGCGCGCTTCTGCTGTTGTCGCAGTTCATTCACTATGCGTTTGGCGAGCCTCGCGACCTCACCGCTGAGCAGGCCCGCAGCGTGCTCGCCAGCGCCGGGATTAACCCCGGCACCGTTCGCCAGGTTGGCGACATGGGACGATTTATGCTACGAAGTGTCGATGTGACGAAGCATGGCCCTGGAGACTTCAACGTGCGGCTCAGGATCGAGGCACTGCCGTGAGCCTGGATGTTTGGGGTTGGGTTGCGATAGCTGGGATGCAGCTGTTGACTGCCTTCATCGCAATGCGCACCAACATGCAGGTTATTGCGCAGGCAAAAACAATCACTTTGCTGGAAAATAACACCAATTCGATCAAGGATGCGCTCGTGGCTTCGACTGCTAAGGCTTCGCAGGCGCTAGGCGAACTCAAGGGGCGGGCAGAGCAAAAAGCAGAGCAAAAAGCAGAGGGGAAAGAGAAATGAGCATCGCAATCTGGTTTTGGCTGATCTACGTGCTCAGTTTGTTTTTTGGCGGGTGGGCACTGTATCCGTTTGCTTCAAACCCTAGGCCATTTGGCGCCTTTGGTGTTTTGTACATCCTAGTTGGCCTGCTCGGTTGGCATGTTTTTGGCTCTCCGTTGGGGCATTGACGGCCTCTTGCGACTGTGAAATATTATTGCGTTCGTGTGGCTCCCGTAAGGGGCTGATCGACTGGCGGCCGTTAGTCGCTGAGAAGGAAATCCCACATGGCTAGAGGACCGATGGCTGCGCCAGCGGCGCAGGAGGACGATGCACATGGCGAAATCCAAGATGATCTCGAAACGGGTGGTGGCGGGCCAGAAGGACAAGACGGCGCCGACGAAACCGAAGATGCCGCCTTCGACACTGGCGAGGAACAAGAGGCTGGGGGCAGTGAAGATGTAGAGGCTGAGCCGCCATCGCGGGGTGAAACCCGGTTTCAGCGGCTTGCGAATGAGAATCAGGAACTCAAGCGTCGTCTGACGGACCTGGAGCGGCGCCCGGCGCCAACAGTTCCACAGACGCAGCAAGAGGAGACAGAGGAGCAGTTCCAGGCTCGCACCGCGCATTTGATGCCCGATGAGCGGATGGAACAGCGGCAGTTGCGTTCGGAGCGGCGGTTTGCGAGGCAACTTGCGTTCACGGAAATGCGTTCGCAGGACATGGCCGATAAGGCTTCCTACGACGCCAAGGCGACGATCGATACGCGCTACCAGCGTTATGCGACGGAGGTTGAGACCAAGCGGAATGAGCTTCTGGCCCAAGGGATGGTGACGCCGCGTGAGGCGATCTTGAAGTTCCTGATCGGCGAGAAGGTTCTGGCAGCGCAGAAGCAGGATTCGGGGCAACGTCAGCGGGCCGCCAGGAATGTGCAGCGTCAGCAGGCGAAGCCCACAGGTGGACGGAGCGACGTACAGCCGACACGGGGTCGGGTGAGTGAAGCAGAGGCCCGCAGGCGCCGATTGGAGAATGCGGAGCTTTAATGAGAGGGTGAGACACGATGGCTACCAATGTTGCTGGTTCGTTTGCTGCGGACATTGAAGGCTATCTGGCGGATGAAACATTGCCGCTCGCGAGGCGCCAGTTGGTGGTCTACCAGTTCGGTGACCCGCTGACGCTGCCCAAAGGGCGCGGTACTGCTTACACGGCGACACGCTACAATCGTGTGCCACTCCCGAATGCGCCGCTTGCTGAAGGCGTGCCGCCGCTCGGGCAATTGATGACCATTTCGCAGGTCTCGGCGACAGCGCAGCAATGGGGCGACAAGATCACCATTACGGATGTGGGGGAGCTGACGATCAAGCACCCTCTATTCTCCAAGGCGAAGGAATTGCTCGGGCTTCAGATCGCAGAGACCTTGGAGCGCAATACGTTCAACAACCTCTTAGCAGGGGCGCAGGTAAATTTCGTTAATTCCCGTGGAGCACGCTCTTCACTCGTGGCCGGTGACGTGCTCAATCCGCATGAGATTACGCGGGCCACTGCGATTCTGGAAACGCTTGGGGCGCCGCGTTTTTCCGGCGATGAAATGACGGACACGAAGCTGGAGGCCGATGCTGGAGGCGCGAAGGCTTCGAGTAATCCCCGCTCCATGCCGCACTATTGCGCTGTGCTGCACACGCTTGCCGTGGCGGACATGCGCGAGAACGCGACAATTAATCAAGCGTGGACGTTTTCGGATATCAACCGGCTCTACAACTACGAGCTGGGGGAGTGGGGCGGCATCCGGTTTTGCCGGTCGAATCTCGTTCCTACTTTCACGGGCGTGACGGCAATTCAAGGCGCAGCGGGCGCGGCAGGATCGCTCGCGACCAATGCCAACTACTTCATCCAGGTTACGGCTTCGGACACACAGAATCAGTATGAGTCGCGCATTTACGGCGTGTCGAACGCTATCAACGTGGCGGGGCCGAACGGCTCAATCTCGGTCGTGCTGCCAACGCTCGCCGGTTACACGTTCAGCGTCTACATCAATGCCGGCGCTAACACGCCGGTCAATCTCGGGGTTTGCGCCGCTGGTCCTACGTCGGGGTCATTTGCTGGGCAGGCCGTGCAGCTTGCTGGCAACCAGACTGTAGTGATCACGGGTGTGGGCTTGCCGCAGGTTCCTCCGGCTGCCCCCGCGAACGGGATTACGGTCTATCCGTGCTTTATCTTCGGCCGTGGCGCATACGGGCAGGTAATGCTCGACAACGTGCGGTTCACGTACCTCAAGGACGCTGATAAATCCGATGTACTCAACCAGCTGCGGGTGGTGGGCTGGAAGGCGTTTTATGGAACGCTGATTGAAAATCAGCAGTTCTTTATGCGCATCGAATCGACTTCCGCGTTCAGCACGAACTTCGGGTGAGGAGCGATCATGGCCTATGCACTCAAATACTCGGCAACGCTGGTTTGGGTTGGGCCTGGAGCGGGGCCGATGTCGGCACTCACGGCGCCTTCGCTTCCAGGCAACGGAGGCGGAGTAGGGCAGGCAATTCAGTTTGATGTTACGCCTGCGATTGTCCCGGTTGTGAACGGCGCCACGACTTACACGCCACCGGGGGGCACGGCCATGAATGGCGCTTTGTCGGCGGCCGACGTTACGACGCTGACGAACGCCATGGCCTCTGATATTGCAGCGCAGATGAACGCTGTGATCGGCCGGCTTCAGTCATGGGTCGCGGGGCTCAATTAGATGGCGACCAGCACGCTCGGGTCAAATTCGAACAGTTCGCTGCCTTTTGCGCTCCAGGCGCCGGGCTCGTTCACGAATCAGGCCGGGACCAAGTTTGCCAGCATCGCAGCGGCGGCTGACGTGGCGACGATCAATCAGGCGATCTTGGACGACCAGAACCGCAATCTGCCTTCGCCGGGTGCGGGGTCGACTTGGGGGTGGTCTACAACAGGTAAGCTCTTTGTTCCCAATCGGGGGTGGCTTCAGGTATTTCCCGGCGATTGGGTAGCGGTGGACAATCGAGGGTGGCCGATCTTGCTGTCGGCGGACACGATCGCGAACGGACTTTGGACACACGTACCATGACCATTTCAGAAAACGGCAAACCGACTCGCAGCATCCGGTTTGAACCACAACAGGACGATCCTGCGCAGTTCAGTCAGCTCTCGCCCAAGGAGCGAGCTGCGATTCGCGAGAAGGCCCGGCTCACGGTTGCGAACGAGTTGAAGGACCGCGAGGAGAAGGCACTTCTAGCGGCCTACATCAAGGAAGAGCGGCAGAAGATCGACCCGGATGAAATCCTGGTCCCGATTTGGCTCAACCTTGCGCTTAACTGTCCCTATATCATGATTGATGGGACGCAATATTTTAGTGAGCACTTGTACAATGTGACGCCGGCCTTGTTCGCGACACTTGCTGAGATTCAGAACCGTGGGTGGGCTCATGATGAGGAGACGGAAGTTCGCGACGCCAAGTCCAGGCGTCGGCACCGGCCGCCGCCGCATGTTGGGGTTGGCAACTTCATGGACAATCGTAACCCGCGCGACCTGGTGGTGTCTTCGCGAACGCTTCAGAGCACAAATCCGAATACGCTTCTGGGGATTCGCGCATGACTGAAGCCCGAACCGTGATTGCTGAAGCAGCCCTTGGGGCTTCCTATCAGATCGTGCTCGACAAGGAGGCGCGGCGGACACTTGTGTTCCAGGCGCACGTGACAGTGGCCACGCCAATTGAGCAGGTCAATGAGCTGCTCGACAAGATCGCCACGGCGGCCGATCGTCAGATCGCAATCTATGAGCTGCGCCAGGCTCAAGCGGATCTGGAGGGCCAAGAGCGCACAATGGCAAGCCTTGAGCGGCAGATGGCGAACATGGAGGAGCTGTCGCGCGCCAGGTGGGAAGCCGAGACCACAGGAGGCCGCAAGCGCGGTGAGTGGACGCCAGAGCGTCTCCAAGCGCAGGAACGCCAGGCCCACGGCAACATCAAGGTAAGCCTGGAGCGCTATCGCGAGGGGATGCAGCGTGCTATGGACACGATCGAGCGCTGCAAACAAACCCTTGGTGAATGGCCATGTCCCTGACAGCAGCCCAGATCGTCACGCTAGCTAACCAGGCTGCGCACACGCCGGCCTTCACGTCGCAGGCGGGGCAGAAGCTTAACGCCATCCTTCAAGAGCTGTGCCAGACCTACGATGTTGCGCAGGCGCGCAACATATTCACGTTCAGCTTTACGACGGGGCCTACGGCCACTGGGCCGTATAACTTGCCGACTGATTACTTGCGCACACAGAATGGCAAGCAGTTCTATCTTTACAATGGGCAGCCTTATTTCATGACCCGCATTGAGTTGTGGGAGTATGATGCGCTGATTCAACAGCCGGGGTTTATGGACTTTCCACGGAATTTCACTGTGGACACCAGCACTTCACCACCACAGGAGTTTGTATGGCCGCCTGCTTCTATCTCAGTCCCCGTTACGGTACGGTATTTCAGACAAATGCCGGATATTGTGACGCCGGAAACAAGCAATGTCGTTCCTTGGTTCCCCTTTACACAGTACCTTATCACACGTCTGACGGGCGAGATGATGGCGCTGGCGGACGACGATCGGGCAGCGGACTTTCTGACAGACGACGGGGAGAAGAATCCGCAAGGGGCGGGAGTGCTGCTTCGCCGGTTCCTGAACATGAAGGACGATCCTGAAGGTCGGACTAAGACAGTGGAGCTGGACAGGCGGCGGTTCTCGACACAGGCGCAGTGGAATAGGCTGCCGAACACGAAATCGATCGGATGGTGAAAATAAATCATAAATATTTCAGGCTTTGGTATTTGAACCAGCCTGATAAATCTGACCCAGAAAATAAGCTGCGGGTGTTTTCTGGGGTTATCGGTGTATGGGGGTTTCGTTTAGCTTGGACTTGGCCAGAATTTAAGTCCGGAGATATACGAA